ATTGGCACATTCTGTAAAAACTATTAAGTTTATGCAGCTGTGCTGCACTCGATACCTTGCTGGTGATCCACTCTTGTCGAACGACCTTCGAATCGGTCTTTGTTCTCATGGGCTGCCTAAATGGATATTAGGAGGTAACTCTCCATTTAGGGAGGGTTTCTTAAAGAGAGACCCTCAAACGGTTAGGGCAGTATTAACTGTCTTAAACGTCACTCGCCTGTTCAACGGAAACGGTGAATTCGACTCAACATCAGTTGAGTCGCCTTCACTCAGTTCCATTGAATTGGAGGACGACATCATTTCGGAGCTTCGGGCATCTCAGTGGGGTAAAGCCCTGAAAAGATCCTACTGACGTGCATGAAAAGAGTGCGACTGGTTGGGTCCTCACTTGACTACAAAAGTAGGTCCTAACGGTCCGGCGCTTGGTACATCGTTGAGGGACCTTGTAATTCTTCCCTGCTGGCTGCAGGAAGACTTAAAGGCCCTAGGGAATAATACATTCAGATCTTACTTCAGGAGTGCACTATCTTTCTATAAAGGGGTGACTCAGTGAACTCGTAATAGAGTATCACGTAAGTCCCTCTTAAGAAGGATCAGTGTAAAACCTGATAAAGGTCTAAAGAATCGTCCTATAGCGATTCTGGATTATTGGTCTCAAACGGTGCTGTTGCCTCTCCACAATACGTTATTCAGGATTTTGAAGTCAATTCCTTCTGATATGACTTTTGATCAACTGGGTTTACGTAGTGTTATAGGCAAGTGGGAGAGTTACCATTCGTTAGATCTTACCGCGGCGACCGACAGATTCCCTATCACCTTGCAAGGGGGTCTGCTGGAGGCTTTGGTAAGCACTGATTTTGCAGAGGCTTGGACCCGAGTCATGGTCGAACTACCATTCCTACATAAAGGAAAGTACTACTACTATAACGCGGGACAGCCCATGGGAGCTTATAGCTCTTGAGCGACGTTTGCTTTAACTCACCACGTGGTGGTCCAATACTGCGCTAGCAAAACTATGGGATTGAAGCTAGGTCAGTACAAGGATTATGCTCTTCTGGGTGACGATATCGTCATCGGGAACCGAGTAGTCGTCGGATAAATACCTCGAAGTCATGAATGGCTTAGGGGTAGAGATCAACGACGCGAAGTCCCACAGGTCTTCCGACTATGTGGAATTCGCTAAGAACTCATTCATCGTAACTCCTCAGGGAATAGTTAACGTGAGTGGAGTCCCACTACCTGGTATCGTGGGTTCTCGTTCCAACATGTACGAGATGACCCAACAACTACAAGGGCTGTGTGACAGAGGTATACTTCGGAAGACCGACGTTACCGCCTCTAAAACGTTGTTCGGGTTTGTAAGGTTCTTATATAACTACCACGGTAACTCTTGATATACAAAGTCAAGGTTACAGCGATTAGTGATAAGCCTTACAGACTGATTTAACGTGACGGAAGCCTATAATTGGGTAAAGAACTATAAAGATAGTACATCTTCAGGTTCCAGCCCAGGCCCACGCCACTGTAATCATAAACCCGACGCTACCTACGAGTTTTACAAGGGGATCCTGTTGGCGGATCTCCAAGAAACCATAGACGGAGCTCAACGGGAAATGGTCAAAATACAACGCGCTCACTCGGACCGAATGAAGGAACTGGTCCAGGAGTTAATGTGGTATTGAGACCATGGGCCATGCCGAGGAGACATGCCGGACCTAGGTGCTCTTTACCAGCCTCCGTTCTACACGGTCATGAAAGACCAGTCGGACAGAGCTGTAAAGCTACTAACTGAAGTCTGAGCCCTTGGTAAGGTACACGCTAATATCGCGTGAGAAGACCTTATCACAGACGTATCCTCGTTGCGTATCCCAAATCCCGATCTTATCGATACGAGACGGGTCGCTGACATAGTTAAGTCTAACAAACGGAAACTTTACTCAGCACTTTGATCGTGAGAGTGTTCGCGGTAGAGTTAGTATCGTTCTTTCCTTAGGGCGAACGTAGGCTAACACCGGTTTAAGC